TCTACCTCAATCCGTAAGCAGACTCCATTACTCTGCGATGAGATGGACAAGTTTAGGGAGAAGGGACTCTTGGGTGCTCCTGAGTTACAATGGGGTAACAAGAGAAAGGGTGCCTTGTGGATGAATGAGCACAAGCAAGAGCACTTCGATGGTATGAAGAAGATCATACGATCAAAGAAGAAAGAGGATGAGTTGAATATGATTCTCCATTGGTTACAAGTCCCTGGACTTGGGTTACCAAAGGCGGGATTCATGACTCAATTGGTGATGGGTAAAGGTGGATGTATGGATGTCCATAACCTCCGCCGATACCTACCAGAGGTGGACTCTAGTAAGGGTACACCTAATCGATGGCAGACTTCAGGGCAATCTGAGGAAACGAAGAAACGAAAGGCAGTAGATTACCTAAGTTTCTGTAAATTAGCAGGAGGTGCCAAGGGTCTATGGGACCAATGGTGTGACTTCATAGCTGAACAGTATCCCGATGCCTTTGAGTCAGGCGATCATGTATCTAAACTACACCCTATTTGGGTGTCTTAATAACAACATGTGTACAAAGGAGTTATATGCACACACATCAATACATTGGTAAGATCGTAACTCGCAATGGTAACAAAGCCACTGCGGATAGGACTATCGAGTACATCCCTGGTCAGTGGGTTACTCGTGCTGACAATGAGGGCAACCTCAGAAACTGTAGGTACGTAGGGTACGATTGGGGTAACAAGGAGCACAAATGGTGTGACCTAACAGGCTTAGAACCAATGGTAGCCAATAAGATATTCTCCGAGGATCGGATGAAGTATAAGGCTATCGATAGTTACTTCGATGGTATGGGTATGGGACTCTTAGGTGAGTACTCAGTGTGACTAACTATACTGCCGAGGATTTCTTTGGGTTAAGGGATAGGCATAACAAAACACATAACATAAGGAAGGATACACCTATGAAAACAGAACACAAGAGAGTGGCATATTGGAGTGAGTCTAATCGTAAGTGGATGGACTTACATCAGATGCACCATGATCACTTGATTAACTTAATTATCAAGTTAGTTACCAAGGATTACGATGGTAAGTTCCAAGTGATTACAGAGTGTACCGAGACTATCAAGCAAGAGGATGAGTATGTAGTCACCTCTTTCATACAGTGAGTGTACTAATGTCTTATCCTACTAGTACTATATGTACTCAATGCCATGTGGTTTTTTCTAGGGAAGCATGGGGTGGTATAGATGTGAGTGATTTGTATAACCTCTCGCCTGAACTAGCATGGGTATGTAGTCAAGAGTGTGAGGAAAAGATTAAACTTAAACATAAAGAGGAAACTTGGATGATGTAGATCGACAACAAATAGTGCAAGTATTTATGCACAACCTAGTACAGTTTGTATCCAAGGTCGGAGAGATTGTGGAAGACCCTAACGTGGGTCACATGGAACAAGTTCAGCTTATCGGGCATGAACTTAGTGACCTCAGGGAAGCGAGTATGGGCTTGCATGATACAGTATTAGTGGAGTCTGGTCAGGTCTCAGTAAATTAAGCTCCGATCTTGAGTTATATAGCTCAATTGTTGAACATCAAATACAAATAAACATAGATGGATAATGTATCAATGATTTCCACAAATGTGGACAAAGGTGTAGACAACAGGAGTTTGTTAGAGCAGGAGTATGAGCTAGAAAACCACATGAGAAAGAGTGGGATTGATAAGTTCATCAAGGAAGTGGAGAAAGCTAAGGCAAGGGGCCAAGAGGGTACCACTATGCACGGCATCATGCTCATGAAACACTCAGTTGATAAGGTGAGTGAGGGTATCAATGAGTTTATTACTAAGGCTAGTAAGGGACAGGCAGAGCAAGGGTTTAAGATAGCACCTATGATAGCTATGTTAGACCCTCAACTAAGTGCATTCCTCACTATCAAGACAGTGATTAATTCTATTAGCACAGTACAATCCTTCGTTGCCATAACGAGATCGCTAGGTCATATAATAGAGGACGAAATTAAATTCCAGGTGTGGAAGGATAAGGATAGTAAGATGTTTAAGATTCTTCAGGAGAAGATGACTAAGCATACTGCATCGAGACACTATAGAAGGTATGGATTAATCAAGAGATGTAAGAAGTACATAGAGGTAGAGGATGCTAGACCTTTTAGTACACAGGAGTATCATTTAATCGGTAGTAAACTACTAGACATACTAGTTAAAACTACTGGATTAGTTGAAGTAAGAACTATGACTCATAGTAGGAAGAAGAAGAACATACTAGTGTGTGCTACTAAGGAGACAATAGAGTGGATAGAGAAGGTGAATAACTTTGGTCAAGTACTAGCACCCAACTATCTACCCATGATTACCACACCTAAGCGGTGGGAAACTATAGATGATGGGGGTTACTATACATTTAAGTTACCTATGATTAAGACTCAGAATAAACACTTCCTCAGGAGTCTCAGATCACACGCTATGCCCTTGGAGTACGAGTGTATAAATTCTCTACAAGAAACCGAGTGGTGTGTGAATACTAAGGTTCTCGATGTTATGTCTAAGATGTGGGAGAGTCATATAAATTGGAAGGGATTACCTAATCGAACCCCTTTAGATATACCACCATGTCCTGCTCCACCTGGGGTACATAAAAAGGACATGAGTGAACAGATGCAGAGAGAGTTCTTAAACTGGAAGACGGATGCTTCTAGTGTGTATAACGAGAATGCTCGTAGGTTCTCTAAAGTCCTTCAGTTAGTGAGGACTATGGGGATGGCGAGAGAGATGGATGAGTACGATAAGTTTCACTTTGTCTACCAATCTGACTTCAGAGGTAGGAAGTACACAGTGTCCTCGTTCCTCACACCTCAAGGACCAGAGTATGCCAAGGGTTTACTCCTCTTTGCTAAGGGAGAACCCATCGACTCAGATGAACAGGCAGATTGGTTAGCGATACATGGGGCCAATTGTTTCGGTGTGGATAAGGTATCGTTTGAGAAGAGGATCAAGTGGGTAGATGACCACGCAGAACAGATCATAGCGAGTGCAGAAGATCCCTTGTCGTTTGTATGGTGGAACGAAGCGGAAGATCCTTGGTTATTCTTAGCGTTCTGCTTTGAGTGGAATGAGTTCTTAGAGCAAGGGTTTGGGTACAAGTCTCGGATACCAGTACAGTTAGATGGATCTAACAATGGACTCCAGAACTTCTCAGCTATGCTCAGAGATCCCATCGGTGGTAAGGCTACTAACCTCTTACCATCGGATACACCTCAAGACATCTATCAAGATGTAGCAGATTTGGTACTCAAGAAGGTGGAAGCATTGGCAGAGGGTGGAGAACGTATGGCAATTCAATGGAGAGACTCAGGGTTTATCAATCGTAAACTCTGTAAGAGACCAGTGATGGTGGTACCATACGGAGGTACTAGACACTCATGCCGTGGGTATGTGCTTCAATATATGAGAGATGAGTTTAATTCAGGAGCACCTAACCCTTGGGCACAGGAAGATTTCGATTTGTTCTTACCTAGTTTCTGGTTATCCCAGATATTATGGGAAGCAATAGGTGAGATTGTAATCGGTGCTCGTGAGTGTATGAAGTGGATTCAAGATTGTTCTTCTATTGTAGCTAAGGATGATAAACCTTTGGTTTGGACTACACCAACTCAGTTTGTAGTACACCAAGAATATTTTTCCTTTAAAGAATTACGTATCACTACATTCATAGATGGTACCTTAGTTAAACCGCTGATCAGAGATCATGGTTCCAAGATGGATGGGTTCCGTAATAGGAATGGTAGTGCTCCTAATTTTGTGCACTCCCTAGATGCTAGTCATTTAACCTATTCTATCCATAAGTGTAATACGTATGGGATGAAGGATTACTCTATGATACATGATTCCTATGGTGTTCACGCTAGATATGCACCCGATATGGCACATGCTCTGAGAAAAGCATTTGTTGAGATGTACAAGGAGAATGATGTTATCACTAACTTTAGAGGAGATGCAGAGGAATCTGTTGGACTCCCAATGCCTGATCCACCTGATCGAGGAAACCTGGATATAGATTCAGTGATAGGTGCTACCTATTTCTTTTCCTAAATTGATAAACATGTGGACCTAATGGACAGTATCGACAGACTGACCCAAAGCTAAACATTAGTTATGAATCAAGACTATCGAAAGTTACTGAGGTTCCTTAAGCAAGGACTCCCAGTACCCACGGACATCCATGCAAGACTCTTAGAGGAAGGCATCGATGTTCAATTTATCATTAACCAATATCAAAGGTGAAGATGAATGTGACTCCCAAAGGGCCGTGTGAGTGGCCCCACTTGTTCAAACCAGATACTCACTTCGGTACCCCAGGTAACTTCAACATCACGTTGACCTTACCTTTGGAAGAAGCAAAGACCATCATGGCTCAGGTCGATGAAGTCATTGAGAAAGATGAGTCGATGCACGACAAGAAGTCGAGAGGATCTATCCCTTATAAAGTCGAGGGTGACTTTGTAAAGATCAGGTTCAAACAGAAAGCAGAGATACGCATGAAGGATGGTAGTATTAGAGTACCATCTATTGCAGTAGTCGATGCTAACCTTCAACCAGTTGACTCTACTGTATCCATTGGTAATGGAAGTATAGTCAAGGTTTCTTATAACACTAGACCTTGGGGTCCGAAGCCACCTAACGCAGGGTGTTCATTGGATCTCGTAGCAGTCCAAGTGATAGACCTCAAAGAGTATGCTAACACTGGGTTTGAAGCAGTTGAGGGAGGCTTCGCTGTTGATAGTGTCAAGCCTATAGATGAGGAAACCAAAGAAGAAGTCACCGAAGAAGAAGGAGACTTCTAAATACAGAAGTAAATTTGAGGAAACCATTGCGGATACCTTGAGTGTCCGTAAGGTTCCTTTCGGGTATGAGACTGAGACAGTTTCGTACATCGTTGAACGTACCTACAAACCTGACTTCATACTAGAGAATGGAATCTACATTGAAGCTAAGGGTTACTTCCGATCTGCTGATCAACGAAAACATCGAGCAATTAAGAGCCAACACCCTGATCTTGATATTAGGTTCGTGTTCTTGAGACTCAGTTCTCGTGTTCAAGGGAGTCAAATGACATGCCAAGAGTGGTGTGAGAAGTATGACTTCCTGTATGCAGAAAAAGAAATACCTAAGGAGTGGATACGCAAACAAAAACCTAAGAAAAAATAATGGAAGACGAAAGACCAGAAACACTTTATTCATTCTCATCACAGAATGAAGGACCAACACAAGAAGTAACAGTATCCTTTGAAGGATCATATTTAATGGATGTACTCTTTGAGTTTAATAACTTCTTGAGAGCATCTGGATTCTCCTACGTGAGTGAAGTAGCTGCCATCTATGAAGATGGGTCAGGACTTACTTCAGAAGGAGTTGACTTCGATCACATCGCAGAAGATGAGGAATCAGACGAGTGAGTTCATAGCACATGAACCATGTCCTAAGTGTGGATCTAAAGATAACTTAGCGAGATATACCGATGCGTGGTGCTTTGGTTGTGGGTATTACGAAGGAATAGAGAAAGAGGTGACAAGTATGGAATTTGTACAAGGGGAATGCGTTCCCTTAAATAAGAGAAATATTAGTCAGGCAACTGTAGACCATTGGAGTTACCAAGTAGGTGACTACAAAGGTAAGAAAGTTCAGATCGCAAACTATCGTAACGATCAAGGCACCATTAAAGCTCAGAAGATTAGATTTCCAAATAAGGATTTCTTATTCATTGGAGATACAAAGTCTTGTGGTCTCTATGGTAAACATCTCTGGAGAGATGGGGGTAAGATGATTGTGATAACTGAGGGGGAATTGGATGCACTCTCAGTATCACAGGCACAAGGGAACAAGTGGCCTGTGGTTTCAGTACCAACAGGATCAGCAGGAGCACGTAAGGCGATAGCTCAAGACCTTGAATGGTTGGAGCAGTTCGATAGTGTGATCCTCATGTTCGACCAAGACGAAGCAGGTCGCAAAGCCTTGGACGAATGTGTTCCCTTGTTCACCCCAGGAAAAGCAAAGATAGCAAAGCTACCACTCAAGGATGCCAATGAGTGTCTTGTGAAGGGTAGAAACTCAGAGATTATCGATGCTATCTGGGGTGCAAAAGTCTTCCGTCCTGATGGGATTGTAGATGGTAGAGATTTATGGGACTTAATCTCCAATGAGGACTCAAGGGAAGCATGTGATTATCCTTATAGTGGTCTCAATGATATGACCAAGGGATGTAGGAGAGGTGAGATAGTTACGATTACCGCAGGGTCAGGGATTGGGAAGTCCTTGATATGTAGGGAGATAGCTTACCACTTCATGCTCCAAGATAAGAAGGTAGGTTACATTGCTTTAGAAGAATCTAACAAACGGAGTGCCTTAGGGTTTGTTGGATTATACTTGAACAAACCAGTTCACCTCAATGAGAAGGTAGATCAAGAGGAACTTAAGGAAGGGTTTGATAATACCTTAGGCACAGGGAACTTATACTTCTATGACCATTGGGGTTCCACCGAGATCGAGAACCTACTAGGTAAGATCAAGTACATGGTGAGGGCACTCGGTTGTGAGTACATCATCCTCGATCATATATCTATTGTGATCTCAGGTATCGAAGGTGGTGATGAACGTAGGATGATCGATGTTGCTATGACTAAACTGAGATCCCTATGTGAAGAAGTCCAGTGTGGTTTAATACTCGTGTCTCACTTACGTAGACCGAGTGGTGACAAAGGACATGAAGAAGGAGTCAAGACTAGTCTCTCTCAACTGCGTGGTTCACATGCAATAGCACAACTTAGTGATCAAGTGTTTGGTTGTGAGAGAAATCAGCAAGGAGATAATCCTGACATGACTACATTACGTGTCTTGAAGAACCGATGGACAGGTGAAACAGGTATTGCTACTCATCTTTTCTACTCCAAAGAAACAGGGAGGTTAAGTGAAACTCAACTCACCGAAGAGGAAAGTGACCAGGACTTTTGATGTTACAGTTCTCGTGTTCACATTAGTTCTTTTGTGTGCATTGAGTTCTGTACTAATGAATGTATATCTCATGAAAGAGATGAAGTACATGTCCTCTAATATTAGATATGGTCATGACTTAGTAAGAACCTTAGGTTTAGAAATCAAGTTACTCCATAGAGAGAACGTATGCGACAACCACCAAAGCAAGTCTTTGTAGACATCGAAACAGATGGACTCTTGGATGAAGTAACCAAGGTTCATTGTTTAGTTTATTCATGTGATGGAGAGGTAACAGTTGTTACTGGTGATGACATAAGGGATTCACTCTCCTTTCTTAAGGATCAACATCTTATTGGGCATAACCTATTAGGGTTTGACTTTCGTGTTTTAGATAAACTCTATGGGTTTCGTCCTACTTCATATACTGACACCTTGATCCTATCGAGACTCACGTTCCCAGACTTGAGAGCAAAAGACTTCGATGCACGAGCAATGGACTCAAAGATGTATGGGTCACATGCACTGAAGGCATGGGGTCATCGACTCTCATTCTTCAAGGGTGACTATGGTGAACAAGAGGGAGCATGGGAACACTTAAGTGACGAGATGATTGAGTACTGTAAACGTGATGTATCTCTCACTGAGAAACTTTATGGTCACCTGACTAGTCATCACAAACACTATAGTCCTGACTCCTTAGAACTTGAGCATAGCGTATCCAAGATATGTTATGAGCAAGAGAACTTCGGGTTTCCCTTTGATGTTCCTAAGGCATTAGAACTATATAAAGAACTCACAGATCGTAATGTACAACTTAACAAAGATTTAGTTGAGGCATTTGGTTCGTGGGTTGTAGATGAAGGGGAGAGAAAGAAAGGACTCTATCATAAAATAAAGATCGTAGAGTTTAACCCTAACTCTCGGCAACATATAGCCAAGAGACTCAAGGATATACACGGATGGAAACCAAAGGAGTTTACTCCTAGTGGTGAACCAAAGATAGATGAGAAGGTACTCGGTAAACTTAAGTATCCTGAAGCGGAACTAATGAGTGAGTACCTAATGATCTCCAAAAGATTAGGACAACTAGCAGAAGGTAACGAAGCATGGTTGAAACTAGAGAAAGATGGGAGATTGCATGGGTCAGTTAACTGTATGGGGTCAGTCACAAGTCGTGCATCTCATTCGCATCCGAACCTCGCTCAAGTTCCGAGCGTTAAAGCACCCTTTGGGAAGCAGTGTCGAGAACTTTTTACGACAGATCCAGGATTTTCCCTTCTGGGTATTGATGTCTCTGGGCTTGAACTGCGTTGCTTGGCTCATTATATGGCTCGTCATGACAGTGGTGCATACGGCAAGATCCTACTTGAGGGTGATATTCATACTGCCAATCAAGAAGCTGCTGGACTCGCTACAAGAGACCAAGCGAAGACTTATATATATGGGTTCTTGTATGGTGCAGGAGACCAGAAAATCGGTCAGATCATTGGTAAAGGGGCAACGGAAGGTAAACGATTAAAGGAAAAGTTCCTTAAGAAATTACCTGCGTTGAGGAAACTACGTGAACAAGTCCAAGATAAAGCAAACAAACATGGGTTTGTACGTGGGTTAGATGGTAGGAGAGTTCCTGTTCGATCCGCACATGCAGCACTCAATACATTACTACAGAGTGCAGGTGCAATTATATGTAAACGATGGGTCGTATTGCTTCACGATATGTTAGAAGCAGAGGGATACTCTTACGGACATGACTATGCACAGGTGGCATTTGTGCATGATGAAGTACAACTCATGGTAAAGGACGAACATGTCGATAGTATCGGACGAATCGCAGTTCAAGCAATTGAGCTTTCTGGAGAATATTACGGATTCAGAATCCCACTCACAGGAGAGTATAGAGGAGGAAGAAATTGGGCAGACACCCACTAATGTACATAGAGGTAAACTATTTTTAGGACAAGCAGGAGAACATCTAGTTTGCTACTTATTTGGCATGTGGCAATACAATGTACTTCAACCTGTTCATGCTCATAGTGTTTATGATTTAGTGGTTGAAAGAGATGGTACATTTAAAAAACTTCAGGTTAAAACTAAACCGATTGGTGACTCAAAAAAAGTTGGTCTACATAAAAACTTAAACTACCACGGAGATAGGAAAGAAATTGCATACTATGAAGAAAAAGATTTTGACTATCTTTGTGCCTGTAAGTTTCCACATGTGTACGTAATTCCGTTCAGGAAAATTAAAAGGAGAACATGTGTAACTTTCTCTCAATACCCTGAATA